TATGGAGACGCAAAGCTCCTCCGTTTGACGTGCTGAATTGTCTCGCTTTCACACGAGATATGCCGCACGCCAGACGATGTGAGGATATTGACGCTTTCGTTACAAACATAGTGGAGTTTCCACTCTGACATAACGTAGGCGTACTCTGCGACTAGGTTCTCGGCTGCGTTTTCACTGAGGTTGTTGATAACATCCCCAATGTTAACGAAATAGTCGATGAGCCAGCTCCAAGGTAGTACTTCCCACAACAGCGAGGCACTCGGAAAGAGTCCGATGAGCTTTGCTGCTGACCTGAGTTGACCCTGGTCGGTGTCCAAATCCGGAATAAAGTACCGGAACTTGGCGCTAAACCAGGACTTCTCGTGGGTCGACGTCGTTAGAGTACGACGTCCGTAGGAAGAGCCCGCCTGAGTATGATAAAATGGATGGATCGAAGGGTACATCGGATGAAAGACCGATGACTCTGCGACGTCCACATCAGACTCTTGCGACACTATGCCTCCTCTCCGCACTGGTTTGCCGTTGTCGCGCTTAAGTTGCGCTAGACGTTTCTCCAGCATGGCCTGTACCCCTATTAGGGATCGCAGATCGCGAAGGAAGGGAGCCCAACCAAACTCGGCATTGAGATAATCTTTGCCAAGTTCTTTATACGAATAGTGCTTATCCCGGAAATATCTTGCGATACCCGGGAGTGAGTTTAGGAGTCCCGATGAAACGAGACCCTTGCTCACCGCTATAGGTATGGTTGGAATGCGACGCAGCTCGATTAGAGCTTGCCCCAGTGACACGCCAGGTTTCCCTGGCTTGTATCTATTCCATCCCTTAGACCCAACGACGTCAGCCGTCGGGAGAAAGGATTCGTAGCCATCAGTTGGTGGGAGGCTTCCGCCATACCACCAAGTTGCTGGCCACTTAGAAGGAATAAAAGAGCCCGTATACTTTCCCCAAAGGGAATTATTGAGCTCTACTGAGGCACTCGGACGAAAGTTCATCTCTCGATGAACTATATACAGAGACCCCCCAGACTTGTAGGGAGGTCCCGGATTCGTTCGATCGTAGCATAGTGAAGAGCGAGGTTGAGTGCAAGTTGCATAGCTGCCATTTGGCATCCAGCGACCCAAGGTAAGGGTATTTAGCCCATCACCTTTCAACCTAACTCGGCCTACCATGGTTTTCTCCTGAGGTGTGTTTGGTTCCAAGCCACCGAGTGGTGACTCTGAGGTTGCGCTCACCGCGCCGTCCAGCTCCCGAAGGGGG